TTAAGACCGGTAGTGGTCCTTTTCAAACTCTTCTCGAATTTGCTCATAACTTAATTGATTCGATAATAAGACCATTAACTTAAGTCGTAATTTATCAGCAGATAAGTCCTCACCCAGGATCACGCCTAATTGTCTAAGGTGACTCTCAGAACCGTAATAGCCATAGGTACTCTCAAACAATCGACCATGTCCAACCCGCGAACCTATCACTAGTACAATACCAGCTTCCAGAGCCGCTTCCACTCCTTCGACCATCCTTTCAGTCACATGGCCCGCTCCAACCCCTTCAATAATTATACCTGAGACCTGGTCTTGGATGGCATGGTAGAAGGGTCTAGCATCCTGTCCTTGGTAAGTCGGAATAATACAAACATCCTGCTTAGCAAAATCCTTCCCCACATGATAGTGGTCTCTAAGTAATGGCTTTCTCTGGATAATGACCCGATTATTAGAGACCGTTCCAATCGGACCAAATTCAGGTGCCTTAAAGGTATCTACCCTAGATGTATGTGTCTTAACCGCTTCTCGTCCGGGGATAATATCTGAAGCAAAGACAACAAGAACTCCTAATCCTTTGGCGGCCGGACTGGCTGCTACTAGCACTGAATCAATAATATTGGCTGCGACGTCTGACGATGGGAGTGAAGAATTACGCTGGGCACCTGTAACTACCACCGGAATGTCTAGATCCATCGTGATATCCAACAAATAAGCCGTTTCTTGTAAGGTATCTGTCCCGTGAGTGATCACAGCCCCATCAATTCCATGCACCCGGTAAGCTTCTTCGATTAATTCCTTTATTTCAATCACATTCACCGGTAAAACATGCGGACTGGCAATATTCTTGTAGTCAATCTCGAGAAACTCAATTTCCTGGTCATGCAGATTAGCTTTCGCTAATAGATCTTTGCTGGTTAATTGATTGGTAGCAAGTCCACTCGCCTCTTCTTGCATGGCAATGGTACCACCCGTCGATAAAAAAGCTATTTTCTTCATAATCCCACTCTTTCAAACTAATAATTATCTTCTCCCATTGTATATAATTTCTGCTAATAAATCGACCCAAAAGAAAAAGCTAGCCACAAAGGGCTAGCTCAAAAGGATAGTATCCTTTGCATAATCTACCAATAATATAACATGATATTGAGCTTAAAACTTGGGACTAAAGTCTGAAATTAAGTAATTAATTAATATGTTTTGGACAATCAACTAGTATGTCAGATTGGTATCATCAGCGAATAATGGGTCGCGTCATAAGAAAAAGCTCCCTATCAAACATGATAAGGAGCTTTGTTTAATTACTATATGGAGATGAGGGGTCTCCAATATTAAGCTTAACAAAGCCATTTGAGAGACCATGGCTACCAAATTGGCTACCAAGTTATTCCCACACACTCCTATGCTGGTTGATAATTAGATTATGGAGATTCATTTCACGTCATGATGACGTTCAGCAAGGATCAATAAGTCTTGTTTTCTATCCTCGAACAAATCGATCGCTTTAATATCGTACATAACTCCATTATATCTAATTCTCATATTAACATCTACATCATCTCTATAGTTGATAACAAACATGTGGGTAGTAAGATAATTCATACTCCCTGAGATCACACTCTCCGTTGCTGTCATTTGTCGGTAGTAAGCCCAAAGGTTAGAAGCTTTTCTTTTCCACGTTCCCTTCATCTGACCTGATTTGATATCGATAGTATTAACCTTCTCAAACAGGTCAATTTTCTTCTCTTTGATGGCATGCCTTGGTCTATTTACACTAAATAATCTATCGTTGATTCTTACCATGAAACTCCTCCTTTTTATAATTTATTACTAGGCTGAACATTCCTGAATTCGTTGTAGTGCTCGTACAGACCAACATATGTATCAAGTAAACTTGCTGTCCCGTCAATTCTTTTAGTTCTACTGATGCCCTTTTGTGGCATGATATTACCGTTAACATCTGCCTTTACAGTTGTATTTGATAAGCACCATTTTAGTAAGTTGTTATCATTATAATTGATTCTTTTGGCTTCAAGATCTGCTTCGAGATTTTTCATTGGTGTTGATAGCGTTCGATACCCTTGACGACATTCAATCATGTTAAATCCAGCACTGGTCATTTCATCTGCCCAATATTGGGAATTCCATGGATCGTAATAAATCCAAGGTATCGTAATACCAAAATTCTTTACAAGACTTATAAACCAATCTGTGACAACTGAATAATTAATTTTATTTCCTTCGACTAACTTTAGTAGCCCTTGATCAGCCCATGTTTTCAGCAGTTGCCTTTCTTCTTGACTACGGTTCTCTAAGCTAGCTTCAGGTAGCCAATACATTTGCTGAACGAATCTTTCTTCGGTTAACTTATTCATGGTTAACACTGTAGCACACGTTAAGTCACTTACAGAGGCCAAATCCGCTCCTCCGATAGCATAATGTCCCTTCCAATTCTTCAGATCGTTCTTTGATTTGTTTTGGATCATTTCATAAGTTAACCATGTACCACTTACATTCTCTAGGATATTAAAGTCTTTAATTAACATTCCCCTCAGATAGGTAGGGCTTTTCTTACTTCGTTCCACTTCACCTTCTATATAGTCTAACTTTTTAATCACTCCCAATGCAGGATTAGCTTTCATCCAATTTTCTGGATTCTTCCATTCGGAACGATCATCCAATTCATATAATATTGCTAAAAAATTTTCATCATCAATTAACCCATCAGCTACATTACATGCATAGTTATAGACCTCGTCAAATATATTTTCTCTGACATCTCCAGCAGTTGTGATCATGAGTAAAAGCGGTTGTTCACGACTGGAAATAGATTGCTTCATTACCTCATAGAGATTACGATCCTTATAAGCATGGAATTCATCAAGGACAACTAGATGAGCATTTAATCCATCTAAGGTATCACTATTTTTCCCTAATGCCTCGAACTTACTGAAGCTTGTAGGTACATAGAGATCAGATTTTCGTTTCTTTATGATTTCAGACATAAGCTCATTTTGTTGAACCATAGCGTGTGCTTCATTAAAAATTATTTTTGCTTGGTCTTTCTTTGTAGCAACTGAATACACCTCAGCACCTGATTCTCCGTCAGCAATGAGCATATATAAGGCTATTGCACTCGCTAAGGTGCTTTTTCCATTCTTACGGGCTACTAAGAAGAATGTTTCACGGTACTGTCTTAGTCCTGTGTCTTTATGAACAAAACCAAAAATAGCACTTATATATGCTTTTTGGAAGAGCATTAAATCAATAGGATGTCCGCCCCACTTCCCCTTGCTGTGTCTGCAAAATCGTTCAATAAATTCTATTGCATGATTGGCTCTAGTTAAGTTAAATCTGTAATCATCATCAGTAGAATTTTGAATTCTTTCTGCAAGTGATTTGTACACCTTGCTGACTCTCTTTGAGGTGACTATTTCACCTGAATCGATGGCTTCTACGTACTCTAGTATGTAGTTGATGATAGGACTTCACCTCTTTCGATGAAAGATTGTAATTCATTTGTCGGCTCTACTTCGTTAGCAGTGAGTAGATTATCTAGATCTTTCAACATGGATTTGTAAATTTTAATTAAATCTTGATAAGTTTTTTGTTCGGGTGTCTGTCTGCTATTTGTTTGCTGACCGTTTTCGTAAATACTCACCAAACCTGCTTGTTCAATGAGCTGACGTGATTCATTCAAAAGATTTTTAATATAATCACATTCCTTAACCAATTCATCAGCAATGATTCTCTTAGTAGATGGTAGACTATCAATTGTTTTGGATAGTGCCTCAGCGAGGCTTTTTTCTTTAGTCAATTTTTGACCCCCTCTCTATTTTTTATTTCTTTTAGAGGTGTTGGTTTCTGGGCATGCGGTCTTGGAGTAAAATTCATATGCCCCCTGTGACGGGGGTTAGCATATAATTATCCATTAACCTAACTGAAATGAGCTCTTAGAGCTTGTTACAACTTCTAAATTTTCTTGATTTGATGAAATAAGATAATTTTGTTCTTGTAATTGCTTGAGTATTTGATGATTGATTTTTCTATCAGTAGTTATCATTTCACCATTTGAATCAAACGAAATCATATTGTCAGTACCAACCTCATCAGTAAGATGGATAAGATTGTGGCAATAGTGACACACTGTACACAAATTTGATAGACCTAATCTAATCTCATCCTTATCAATATTAACTGGATCCAGCCAAATGATATGATGAACTAGATTTGCTGGTTCTTTACAAATGGTACACAGATAATGATCACGTTCCAGTACTAGTTTTCTAGTAGTAAGCCACTCCTTACTGTTATAGAACCCTTTAGCAAAATCCCTAGCCATGTGTAGAAATCCTCTCCCTTTAATTTTTTAGGTTTACATGGACAATCATCTGTCCACCCCCACGTCTACAATCCAAGCTTATAGTCAGCAATTCGATGTTGTAATCATTGTCTTGATTGAAATGGTAATGACATATGCATTTGCTAATCATCATTGATTGCATTAGTTATTAAAAAACAAGGAATGGTACTCTGGTTCCATCCCTTGTTCTTATAATTAGATATTCAAGGACGTCCTCACTTCGTTAGTGTTATATGGTTAACTGGTATCCGTACATGAGTTTTTAATCAACTACCGTATGTAAATGCTTTAGCCTTTAGAGCCTTTAACAATGATTCGATTGTTAGATTTAATCGATACCCGTCATAGGATTCAGGGTTATACCACAATTGGAGAAGTAAGCCAGCAGTTTGTTTTGCTAATGGTTCCTTTAATTGATCACTAATACTCATGCCTGTTGTTGTCTCAATATAACTAGGAATTGCTTGTATGATGGGAGTTAAGATATTCTCATCGTAAGTATCGAGTCTGAGAATATCCATAGCCTCAGTATCATCTATTAGATTGAAACCATCTTCTATATTATTATCTTTAAGCATATTCCTTCACCCATTATGAAGCGGTATTGGCTTTTGCTAATTTGATGAACGCTTCAGGTAAAATTACTTGTGTATCCGCAATGGCAAGTGCACGATAATCAATAAGACCTCTATCAAAACTTGATTGAGTAGAGACTTCGATAGCTAAACCGTCAACTAGGTTAAAACCAAGATACTTAAAGTTACCAAAGTAAATAGTTCCATCATCAATATTGTCATCAAGTACAATGTCAAATCCTAAGATCTTACCAATGGTTTCCCCTTTAGGATCTGCAATAAAGATAGGACGGTTCGATGTGTCCACAAGCGAATAGATAGATCTATATAAAGTTGAATGACTCATTGCAAATTTGGCTCCTTTTGTATAACCAGATTTCATTAATGCAATAGCTTCAGTGATATCTTTATAAGTAAGGTCTGCTTTGTACTCAACAAGATTTTCGCCCTTATTAAAAGTAATGCTTTCCAGACCTTTACCTTTGTGTTTACCATTACCATGAATTAGAGATTGATTAAGAGCCTCCATGGTTGAAGCTGATATTTCTTCGATTAAATAGGATTCAAGTGAAGAAACACTTGTCTTTCTCAATTTAGTGGAGATACTTAATATTTTCATCAACTCATTATTTTCGAATTCTACATATGATGTATTGAGTTTCTCTCCACCTACAACTGCACCTTCATCATGCCATTGTGCAGTCTCAAGAGGTCTTGCTACCGGTAATCGCAAATTAGTTGGTACATTGAATTGGCGTGCTTCAGCAAGTAAGCCACCTTGATTTCTGGCATGTTTAACAATCTCATTCATTGTCTGTGTAGGAATCACTGAAGCGTTATCTGATGACGTATTGAATACACTGGAACGTGTCTCTTCACGTCCTAGTTCAAGAGCTTTTGACTCCTCAGCTGTTAATTGATGGTTTAATAAGTTTTTAAAGAACCCACTCCGATATTCTTGCGTATCAAAAATCGATGTTTCTAAAGTATTCATATTTTTATCTCCTTTAACAATTGGATTGAACAAAGACCGTTCTTCTTTTTCTTTTTTATTATTATCTTCCTGAAGTTGCTTCTTATTTTGTTTGGCTTCTTTTAAGCCCTCCACTTCAACGTTCAGTACTTCTACATCTGCATCTGGATTCGTATCAATTTCGATTCTAATTTGTTTAGATCGTTCCTCGATATCTTCCAGTGAGCGACTGTTCCAATAATTAAATGCGTCAGCTATGCTATTAAAATTTTTCATGTATTCCTCCCACGGATTAATCTTTAAAGAGCAATTGGTTTAGACTAATCTTCAAGTTATTCATAATTTTCTGTTTCTCTTGCTTTTTGTTGATTACTGCCCGTGCTTCAACTGAAGTGGTTGGATAAGCAGGGAAAGGAACAACGGATATCTCATAGAGCTTATCAATCTTATGAATTCTACGAATATTAGTCTTTGAATCATATGTGTGTCCATCGCTAGATACTGTGAAGCTAAAACTCATACCTGATAAATCACCACGTTTAACTGCCGTCCAAACGCTTCTGGCTTCCTCTGTATCAGCAAGGGTTGCAATCATGTGTAAACCTGCCTCATCTACACTCAATTGCATTGTTTTAGGCGTTCTAGCCAATGGAATCTTGTTGGTGTCATGGTTATAAAGTAAGCGTGTATCATTCAGATTGACTCCATCCAGTGCACCACGTTCAATGATTTCCGTATAACTAGAACTTCCTACAAAAATCTCAGTAGGTGTATCGTACAGAATGGGTGAACCTACTAACACCCTTTCTTCAGATCTATTATCTGTATCTTTTTGATGGGTTATATTTGCTTCGATTTCAGCAAGTCTAATTTCCTTCATCAGTGCCTCCTTCTTCATCATGGTTAACTGATTGAGCATTTGCTTTAGCTAATTGGTACTGATTTGCTGTCTCAAGATCAACTAGATTTAGTGTCATAAGCCTTTTGTCACCTGTTTCATCAGCAATGGGTGGTAAGTTTAAAATAGCTCTTGCTTCATTTGGAGTATAAATCCCCAATGGAAGTAACTCCTTAATATTTTTAACCTTAGTGTCATTGGAAGCAAATTGAACACTACCTGTTTCAAAGTGGATTCGATTACCAAATTTCTGCTCTCGCTCACTAAAAATTTTAGTAGTGAATTCTTGGCTAAGCTGGGTAGCTAGTGGTTCAATTATAGATTCATAAAAGGAAGCCCATTGATCTTCCGTATAATTTGACCTTACGATATCCTTGTGTATTCCCAAGTAGTTAAATACTCTATCACCCATCGTATCTAATTGTTGAGCATCGATTGGGTACGACTTACTATCAATAGATGTGTACTCGGTTTGTGCATCTGTTACTACCACTCCACCTTGATTGTCCATTGTCAGATGACTCTTAACAAAATCGTCTCGCTTCTTTTTCAAGTCCTGATCATTAAGAAGTTGAGTGAAATTTAAAATTCCTCTTATATTCGCACCATTCTGGATGCCTCGTATAATTCCTTCATTCTGCATGTTTACTACTGTCAGCAAGGGATCCAATGCTGAGTTATCGTCACCTAGTAATGTATCTTGATTGAAGTTTCTCCTAAGATGAACGATGTCTTCATAAGGAAGAATTACATCTGATCCATCATTAAAAGTAAAGCGGATGTGTAAATCGTTATCTTGATAGGTTCCAAACTCAACGTTTGAGTAATTAATTGGGAACATGCCTACTAGGTGTCCTTCTCCATTCCTATGCAGGTATATGAAAGCATTATTATGAAGATAAAGAAGTGTGATTGTCTTGTAAATAAAATCATAGCTAGTCATAAATTCGTTTGGACGTTGCTGTAATAAACGGTTTAAATCTGAATGGCTATTAGTCTCAAAACCAATGTAATGAATTGGTTTAAGCTTAGCTACATTCCTTGCAATCGCATCTACACCAGCACGATAAATATCACTCTCATAAGGTTGGGTATTTTTGAAATGGCTTATAGTAGAGCCTTGGTAAAAGCTTTCAAAATGAGCTTCAGATAATGAGCTAGATTTAGAACCACTAGGCTTCCACCAAGCTCTCAGTTTGTCTATTATAGATGCCAAGTGTATCCTCCTTTAAAGTTATTATTGAATCTCCTCAAGATAAGTGATCATGACAGAATATCTTTCTTCTCTGAATGCAACAACCTCATTATCACTCCTTAAATGAGTACTAAGATTTGATTGGTATTGAAGATCCAGTACATCCTCACGGTCTAGGTTAGATATGAAGTCACTTACCTCATCTTCAAGTGACACTGGGTCATTTTCTTCAAAAATTCGGACTTGTAATACTTTATCCATAAATTTATTCTCCTTTTTAACTTATTGATTGTTTGTAGGTCAGTAGTAGGTTTGTTGTAGGTTAACTGAACCTTCTCACCTACTAATAAAAATACTGTTATATCAGCTTTTTCATCAGCAATGGGTGTGCTTGTAGGTTAGTAGGTCAGTTAAACCTTTATCTATATTTGTTATATATAATATTTTTATCCTTTATGATTAATGGTCTCTTGACCTACTGACCTACAAAGTCTCCAAACCCCTGCTGTACCAAGAATATTTTAGTAGGTCATTGTTGTTTTCTAACCTACTCATTGACCTACTGACCTACAATAAATCGTCTTTCCCACACCAAACAAAGTGATTTTGATTGGAATTTGTTTCTGGAAATTCACTTACATAAACCGTTTCATGACTAATGTATGTTGGCACAAGTCGATCTTGATGGATTTCTGACACACGTTTTTGTTTAGATATCCAGTCGTTGCCTAGAATTTTCAATAAATCGTTGGTGAAATTTCGATGCGTTGGCTTGTTGTAATTATTTCTGGTACAGAAAGTAAGATACATCAAGTAAGCACACTTGGTTGGTATAGATCTTTCTTCAGGATCCACAAGGCGTTTATTATTTTTTCTATGCTCGAGATAAAAAGCACTATGTCTGCTATTCTCAGACCCAAGGGTAGCCATGTATTCATCAAATACTTCTTCTTTGAATTGAAGGATTGGCTCATTATCAAGTCGGAATTCCTTGAGTGCCTTTTCAGACGATGCTGGAATAGTGAACTCGTTGAAGCTCATATTAACTGCCTTCCAAGCCACCCATTCCAGAATATTCTTGTCATTGATGTACTTTAGTTTTATGTCCTTATTTTCTTCTTGACCTTCGAATGAAGCTTCAAAATTTAAAATGAGTAAACGTCTGGTAATGCCTTTGGATTTATCTTTAAACCTTGGCATCTCATTGGTCGTTTGAATCACCAGCATGTTGAATTGAGCACTATATGATTGGACTCCTTTACGCTCAACCATAACTGGATCTCCAGTAACAATACTTTTGAAATTACTGGCATCCTTTTGGTAATCTCTAGGGTTCACATCATCACCAATACACACCATCTTTTCTTCCAGCATAGGGAGATTGAACCTTTCAGCAAACTGTCCTAATCTGAGAATAGCTACGTTGTCTTTGCCAATTAAATTCATAATAAGCTGAATCATAGTCCCTTTACCATTAGCACCATCGCCAACGAACCAGACTGATTTATTTAAACCATAATTACCTGTGATAGATGCTGAGATCGTTTGCCATATTGCTTCAATAAAATCTTCTTGACCACATGAGATCTCCTGCAACCATTCACTCACTTTCCATCCATCACAATCAGGTTCTTCTGTTTGTTCAACATAATCGATTGGAAGTTTAGTAGTGAAGACATAACTAGGTGAAAAATCCTCAAGTGTCTTAGTCTCACGGTTATAGATACCGTTATTCATAGGTGCCAATGTTCTAGATATATTTTTTTCAACATACGGTGCTGTAAACGTTAAGTCATAGATCACTTCATTTGCTACATCTTTAGTACTAGAGGGTTCCAGTATTTTTATAACTTTCCTGATAACCGATTCATTCTCTGTGTAAATGCCTTCTAGGGGTTGGTACATTGCCACTCTTGAATTTTCATGATTATTAAATCTGACAAATGGAATGTTGCCTTTCAAAATGTTGGCAATATCAACCGCTGTCAATTTTTTCTTATCTTCTTCATACTTATTCTTCAGACTTCTCAAATACCGATTAAAGTCAGATTCATCTTTGAACTTGGGTAAATCAAAATCAAACTGATCTATCTTAGATTCATTAGAATGTTTTCTAAGTGCTATTTTCACCTTAGCACCAAAAGTGTATGTACTGTCAGGTTGCTTGCTATTTCTTAGCTCACTCATCATCTGATTAACATTGTTGGCTTCCCATTCTTTATTACCCATTGCAACTTTTCTACAGATATCGATAATTCTATTAGCATCTAGTTCACTAGTAAGGAAGCTGTTTTTTAATGCATACCTTATTGATACCCAATTCTCCTCTACCCTTAAGTTATCTGCTTCAATTTGGATATAATCACTTATTTCTTCATCTGTGACAAATTTGGGTTGTAGTGTAAAGTTATTTACCCGATTATCGAGAGCCTCATATTCTGAGCGAACATTATCAGCAAGGGATGTGGGAAGCACATTGCTGTAATCAACCTCTATAGCCTCAGTTCCCCCAAAGAAAATCCTTGCTAAATCACCTGTAGAACGATCTATATTAGGATAAGTATCTAGTAACAGTTTGTTAAGTCGCTTAGTAGCCTCTTGATCTTCGATCGTTTTGTCTAAAATAAAGACTAATCTGAATCGTTCCCAATCATCCGTGTGGCTAAATGTCTTGTAAGCGAATGATGCAAATTTTTGAGTGAAGTCCATTTCAAGAATATCCGCTAATGATGAGTAAGACTCTCCTCGAGTCTTCTCACCATTTACTTTATTGTCAAAATCAACACATATCACTCTTTGTCCAAGCCAAGAATTATTTTTCCGTTCTCCATTTAGGATAGCTGGAAGAAACGTTTTACCTCGATTTCCAACCTGCTCAGCAATCTCTTGTGGTGAGTAATAGGCATATTGATCCACCAATCTATTACTTATAGTTCCAATTTCACTACCTGTGGGTTTTTTATTAAAAGGTTGCTCATCGATAGCTACGTAAATCTTATTGTTGTCTATCAAATATTACACCACCCAATACTCAACATCCTCTAGAGAATCCAACAAATAATTTCTAAGCCCCTCTGCAGTATCGTAATCTGATTCAAGTAACGCTCGAGTTATCCAATCAACAATTTCTTTTTCTCTAGTTTTAAATCCTGCTTCAAAACCAACATCGTAACCATCATCCTTACCAGCTTGGTAAGCTAATTGCCATAGGTCGTTTAATTTAATTTTTTCATTATCAATCATTATATTTACCTCCAAAATATTGATATATCAGTGTTTTTGTGTTATAATGGAGGTAGAGAGTTACCCCTACCTCATCGCTGTTTGAGTTTGAGTAGTTCTTATTCATAAATTCCTTAGGCACTTCCCCATAGTGCCTTTTTTTGTACACTTTATTGTGTGAGTACTTATTCTGGAACTCAATCTACTTACTCACCTCGTTTCTAAATCCTTGTTAATTCTCCCATTCGAGTAAACTGATCGAATCTTCAAGTTCATCGATCTTCGTCTCAGTTTCATCTCTAAAATGATATAGACTAGCTTCGATATCCGATAGGTCATACTTCACTTCTTCAAGGTCTTCTATTAATGTCAGCATTGGTTTTACCTGTTCGAGTAATTGATTGAATCTATCAGCAATCATCGCACACTGTCCTTCAACGTAATTAACTCTGAGCAACAAGTTTTGATACAATTCTTTGTTCTCCATTCAAATCTCTCCTTTTATTAAATATTCACAAATGCAGTCGTACATTACATTTTTATTTGTGAATCCTTCAGGCAAGCTATCACATCATCCATTAGAAAGATTTTTTGCCTACCAGCTTGGGTATAACGTAAACCGTATCTGATTATCAAACTATCTATCGTACCCTTCCCAACTCCCATCAACTCCATCAGTTCCTTTTGGTTAACAAATGGTTTAGTTAAAATTTCAGTATCACTTAGAGCTTCATCAAATGCTTCTAGTGCTAGACTTTTTAACTGATTGAAAATTTCATTGGATTGATCTTCAGATAGAGTAATTGGTATTTTCATAGACTACCACCTTTCTTTTATACTACTAATTGGCGTACGTAATATTAATTCTGTACTTTTTTGCCAAAAAAAAGTTCTTCAATCGTTAAACTAGGAAGCTCAGATCTAAATAGTTCTAAGATCAAAAGCTTTTCATCATCAGTGAAGCTAGTTCTACCTGTCTCTCTATTCCAATATGATTGATAGGAAATCCCCAATTTCTTAGCTAAATATTTTTGAGTTAAACCAAGGGTCAATCTATAATATTTAACTGGATGCATGTAAATCCCTCCTTTCAGCGTACTACTATGTGCTGTAGGTACTGCACATAGTACTTCATGTATGTATCATAGCACTATTTTTTATATTTATCAAGTTTTAGTTTAATTTTAGTAATAAAAAGTTACTAGACTTTGATGAACAGTTAGACTATTATTAGTACATAACGTAACTTAAGAATAAGGGAGAGATTAGATGAGGGGAAAAATAAAAATCGGTCACAAAATTAGAGAGATCAGAAAAAGTCTTCCTGGAAAACTCAGTATGGAGGAATTCGGTAAGTTATTTGATCCACCTGCTAGCAAAGGGGTCGTTAGTAACTGGGAAAATAATTATAATTATCCAAGTGAGGAAAGACTCAAACTCATTGCAGAGTTGGGTGAAACCACTATAGATGAAATTTTTTCTGATAGGGATGAGGAAGAAACCCTTAGGAAGATAATTTCTGATTTTGAGGTTGAATTAGAAAAATATGAGATTTTAAATGATATGAATAAGTTTATATTAGAAATCTGTGTTTTATCTTCGGATCGAATAATGGACATATATAAATCACTAGCTAAAGATGATAAAAATAAAGCTCTTGAAATACTGGACTTGTTTGACAGTGAGGTTAGTGAAGTTATGCACAATCATGCAGATAAGCATGAGGAGTACATGTTTAAAATTGATCAACTTCAAAAGAGCATTGAATACAATCAGAGAAAATTAGATGAGGTTTTATTATGAAGGTAGGTATCGTCTTGAAAAAATTAGTTTTATTCCCTTTTTTACTTATATTGTTTTTATTGGCAGGATGTAACAAAGAAGAATTTAATCCCGAAAGCTTTGATGATACAGTAGCTTTTTTTGAGAAGAAACTTGACCAAAAAGGTGAAGAACATTTTATCGTTCCTGATCACAAAAATGAACCAGATAAAAAAGTATTTTTTTATGATGGTGACCAAAAAATAGTTGATTTAGTAACGACTGGTGATTATTCTAAGCTGTATGGTTGTGCAATATTTGTGAATAATTACAATCAAGCCCTTGAAGTTTTGGAATATGTTAACTTCCCCCTTGTAGATAGCTTTAAAAAGAAGTTTGATCCAAGTATTGAGGTTCCGAAACAAATTCATGCACCCTATAGTCTATATGTCAGACATAATGGAGTTTCTCTAAATGTTGAACTATCAGGACGTTCTTCTCTCCTTGATGATTTTGATGATATATATGGTGAATATCCAATGGCTATGACTTTTTATTTTAATGAAAATCAAGCCTTGTTTGAAGAACAGGAATTTGAGAAAAAATATGAAAAAGTATTTGGAGAAAAAAATCCGAATCTTGAAAGCACCCAAATATTCGAGTAAACCAACCAGCATAGGAGTGTGTGGGAACTGAAAGGAGATACACAATATTGTCTATTCAAAAACAAGCAAATGGTACCTATACAGTTCAAGTTCATCATGGTTACAATAAATTAGGTAAGAGACGGCAAAGCAAAAGAAGAGGAATAGCAACTCTTAAAGAAGCAAAATTAATTGAAGCATATTTAATAGAGAATAATCCAATAAAGGAAGAAGACTCTATAACCTTTTTGGAAGTATATGAAATCTGGCTTGACCAATACAAACAAGGCGACGTTAAAGAAAGTACGATTCAAAAAACAACTAAAGCTTTTGAAAACCACATATTACCTGTTTTGGGTGATAAAAAAATAGATGAGATAACTAAGTTTCAGTTGCAGGAACTAGTCAATATGTGGGCTAAGCAATTTGTCAACTACAAGGCACACATAGTGAATTACATGAATAAAGTGTTCGATAAAGCATATAAACTAGAGTTAATAGATAAGAATCCCACCGACTTTTTGGACTATCCTAAAGCCAAAGAGTCAACTAATGAAGGGTTAAAATTTTATGACAAAGACCAAGTAAACAAATTACTTAAAGTAATCTCTGAAGAAGATTCAACAAGATGGTTAGCAACCTTTAGATTGTTTATTTATTCTGGTATGAGATCTGGAGAATTACGGGCACTAACGTGGAGTGATGTAGATTTTGAGAATAATGAAATCAATATCAACAAAACTCTATCAATTGGTGAAGGCTATAAAATGGTTATTCAAACCCCTAAATCAAAAGCTAGTCAAAGAGTTATTACTCTAGATAAGGATACAATGCTAATCCTTAAGAGCTGGAAACTTGAACAACAGCAGTTGTTTTTAAAATTAGGAAAAAAAATACAAGTGAGATAGTTTTTACAGGTATTGAAAGCCTGACTTATATGAATAATCCAAGTGTAAGTAGAAACCTAAAAAAATTTCAAAAAAAAGCTGGATTACCTCAAATTAATCTTCATTCTTTAAGACATACCCATTGTTCACTACTCTTTGAAGCAGGTGTTGGAATGGAAGTTGTTAAAGAACGATTGGGTCACTCAAATATTGAAACCACAATGGATGTTTACACTCATGTAACAACTAAAAGACATGAGGACACAGCAAGAATTTTTGCTGAAAGCATGGAGATCTCATAA